TTGTCCTATGGTTATGAAAAAACAAGTACATACAAATCAAGGTTCGATGGATTTGAGTTTTGGAATGGTAGAAGTTGGTTAGATAATAAAACGATGTATAAAAAATTATGTGAATACGATACAGATATCAATACTCTACCTGAGTTAAATAAATATCAAAGAAAGTATTTTGAGGTTATAAAATAATGCCACTATATTCTTTTAAAAATAAGAAGACAGGAAAAGAATGGGAAGAGATTTTATCTTTTGCAGAAAGAGAAAAATTATTAAAAGATAAAAATATTGAACAATTAATTACTGCACCTCGATTAAGTTTTATTGAAAGAGCAGAACACAAAGGTAGAGACCAAATGATAAGTGCTGCTCGTCAAGGTATGAGAGAAAGACAAATAGAAGAACAAGTGGGTATTAGAAAGTCTCCTGATTGGTTAAAAGAAAGAACAGAGAGACATTTACAAAAGGTAAGAAATGTTAGTTCCTGAGAAAACAAAACAATTAACAGAAAAGCAAGAAAGCTTTTTAGAAAATTTATTTGGACAAGCTAGAGGTAATCCAAGAGAAGCTGCCAAACTTGCAGGATACGATGAGAATGGATATCAGAAGGTTGTTAAATCTTTAAAACAAGAAATCATCGAAAGAGCAGAAGGTGTATTAGCAACTCATTCACCGAAAGCTGTGATGGGAATGGTTAATGCTTTAGATGATGATGGTAGTGTACCAGGAGCAAACACTAGACTCGAAGCAGCCAAACAAATTTTAGATAGAGTTGGAATATCTAAAACAGAACGCATTGATGTTAATGCAAAAGTCCAACACGGAATATTTATCTTACCGCCAAAGAATGTATGAACCTAAAAAGATAAAAGGCACACTAGTTCCTTTTGGATATAAAAAATCAGAAGACGACCCGAAGACAGTTATTCCTATTCCTGAACAACTGGATGTTTTACAAGAGGCAATAACATTACATAAGAAGGGACAGTCTTTACAAAAGTGTGTTGATTATATTTTTTCTAAAACAAAAAGAAAAATAACAAGACAAGGTTTTTATAAAATTGTTAATAAGAATAATGTTAAAAAGAAAGCAAGAGAATCTGCAAGAGAACAATTAGATTATCAAAGAGATAGAGTTCTAAAAGCTAAAAGAGAATTAGATAAAGAAAGAAGTAAGCTTCATAATAAAAATAAAAAGATTAGAGATTTAGATATTGTTTTAGAAGGAAAATCTAAAACAGTTATTGATACAAAAGAAATAGAAGAAGCTTCACCCACCATACAAAAAGCTTTTGAAGAAAAAGATATTATCTTTCAAGCTAATGCAGGACCACAATCAGATTTCTTAGCATCATCAGAAAGAGAAGTATTTTATGGTGGAGCAAGAGGTGGTGGTAAATCATATGCGATGTTAGTAGACCCACTACGCTATTGTGATAAACAACATCATCGAGCATTGTTAATTCGTAGAACAATGCCTGAGTTAAGAGATTTAATTAACCACTCTCAACAATTATATTCCAAAGCATATCCTGGAGCAAAGTGGAGAGAGCAAGAAAAAGAATGGAGATTCCCTTCAGGTGCTAGAATAGAATTTGGATATGCAGAAAATTTAACGGATGCATTACGATATCAGGGGCAGTCATATACTTGGATTGGTATAGATGAATTACCACAGTATCCTACTCCTGATATTTATAACTTCTTACGTTCATCACTTAGAAGTGTAGACCCTGCAATACCTGTCTACATGAGAGCTACAGGCAACCCCGGAAACGTAGGTTCACTTTGGGTTAAAGAAATGTTTGTTGACCCTAGTGAAGCTAATCAAAGATTTGAAGTAGAGATACCAACACCGATGGGTGTCAAAAGTATATCCAGAAAGTTTATACCTGCGAAGTTACAAGACAATCCTTACTTGATGCAAACAGATGATTACTACGCAATGTTGGCATCATTACCTGAAGTTCAAAAGAAACAATTTTTAGAAGGGGATTGGGACGCATATGAAAGTTCTTCTTTCCCTGAATTTAATAGACAAGTTCATGTGATAGAACCTTTTGACATTCCTAGAAACTGGATGAGGTTTAGAGCTGCGGACTGGGGATATAGTTCACCTGCTTGTTGTTTATGGTTTGCAGTAGATTACGATAATAATTTATTTGTATATAGAGAACTTTATACAAAAAGAAATACCGCCGATATATTTGCAAGAAAAGTTTTAGATATGGAAGATGGTGAGTATATTCGATATGGAATATTAGATAGTTCAACTTGGGCAAGACGAGGAGATATAGGTCCAAGTATTGCGGAGACAATGATACAAGAAGGTTGTCGTTGGAGACAATCAGATAGAAGTCCTCGAAGCAGAATAGCAGGTAAAGTAGAAGTTCATAAAAGATTAAGAGTAGATGAAGATACAGGATATCCTAGTATGTTTATATTTAACAACTGTTTGAATTTAATTAGAACATTACCGATGCTACCTGTTGATAAAAATAATCCTGAAGATGTAGATACAACTGCTGATGACCACGCCTACGATGCACTAAGATATGGATGTATGAGTAGACCTATCCATCCTGTATCACAAAGAGGTAATGACTTCTTAACATCAACAGAAAGACAAGATTCTGCACCTGCAGATAGCATATTTGGATACTAATGAAACTACCCAAGTATGTAACAGTAGGACCCTTTACTGTACAACTAGTTTGTGTACCTCATGAATTAATGTATGAAGTGTCCGAAGCACAAGGGACATTTGTAGTAAAACCTCCCTATAAAATATATTTAGATAGAGAGATGATACAAGCAGGTGGTCCAGATGCTGTTAATGTCGTAATACATGAGTTATTACATTTAGGTTTTTATCAGTATCATTTAAAAGAAAAAGAAGAAGAGACTATAGTTAATTCTTACGGAAACTTTTTAACAGAACTCTTATGCCATTCAGGATTAAAAGAATGGATTAGATTTCACACAAAATAACAATAGGAGAAACAACAATGGCAATCATGAAGCAATATAAGCAAGGTGACTTACCAGAGAATATGTATGGTAATGAAGCATCGAAGCAAGGTGATAGTAAAATTAATGTCGTAAAGCCAGGAGCAGGATTACCTGCAGATTATGCAGAAGGCGGCGTTAACAAAGACTTCCCAAAAGAAAATAAAAACACTGTTGACGGAAAAGTATTTTCATTAGCTGACGAAAGAGATTACTAATTTAAATGCCACACGAAAATACAGTAGGCGGAGTATTTTCTGAAGACGATGATGTAACGGCCTTAGATAATAAAGAAGATAAAAGTTATGATAATTTAGGTTCTATAATAGAATCTAGATTAAAAGAATCAGAACAAGCTCGACTTTATGATGAAAAGAGGTGGTTACGAAGCTATCGAAACTATAGAGGTATCTATGGTGCAGATATGGCTTTTCGTGATTCAGAGAAATCGAGAGTTTTTGTTAAGGTAACAAAGACAAAAGTTCTTGCTGCTTACGGACAATTAATAGAGGTTCTATTCTCGCAAGGTAAATTTCCTATTGGGATATTTCCAACTAAAGTACCTTCAGGTGTTAGTGAATATGCACATATAAAACCAGAAAATATGAAGAATCCTCGTATGGAGGATATCTATGGTTTTGATGGAGACGGAAGAGATATGTCTCCTGGAGCTACCGCCGATAGTATTTTAAATGGATTGGCAGAGAAGTATGCAGAAGCAGGATTTGAAAAAGGACCTGCCCCTGATTTAAAGAGTATGCCTCAGATAGAACCTGCAGAAGAAGCTGCTAGGAATATGGAAAAACTTATCCATGACCAACTAGAAGAATCTCATGCTATATCTGTTATGCGTCATGTATTATTTGAAATGTGTTTGTTAGGAACAGGTATTTTAAAAGGACCTTTTAACTACGAACAAGCAGAACACAAGTGGGAATTAAACGATAAAGGTGAAAGAGAATACACACCCTCTAAAAAATTAGTACCTAGAGTAGAGGCAGTTAGTTGTTGGGATTTATATCCTGACCCCGATGCTGTTCAGATAGAAGATGCAGACTATGTAATTCAAAGACATGTCTATACTCGTTCTCAAGTTAGAGATTTGATGAATAGACCATTCTTTAGAAAGTCAGCAATCGAAGATTTACTAGCCTATGGTTCTAACTACGAAACAAGAAGTTATGAGACTGCATTGTTTGATAGAGAGAATCAAGAAGAGTTTAGTAAAAACAGATATGAGATTCTAGAGTATTGGGGTGTCATGGATAAAAGCTTTGTTGAAGAAGCAGGAATAGAATTACCTGATGATATTGATGATGATTTAGATGAAGTTCAAATAAATGCATGGGTATCTAATGGACATATATTGCGATTAGTTCTAAATCCTTTTACCCCTGCAAGAAATCCCTTTATGGTATGTCCTTATGAAATCAATCCTTATCAATTCTTTGGTGTGGGCATACCTGAGAATATGGATGATGCACAAACAATTATGAATGGTCATGCAAGAATGGCTATTGATAATTTAGCATTAGCAGGAAATTTAGTTTTTGATATTGATGAAACAATGTTAGTTCCGGGACAAGACATGACAGTATTTCCTGGAAAGATATTTAGAAGACAAAGTGGTCAAACAGGACAAGCTTTACATGGTTTAAAGTTTCCTAATACTGCACCTGAGAACATGCAGATATTTGATAGGTTTAGACAACTAGCAGATGAATCAACAGGTATACCTTCTTACTCTCACGGACAAACAGGAATACAATCCACAACTAGAACTGCATCAGGAATGTCAATGTTGATGGGAGCTGCCGCACTAAATATAAAAACAGTTATTAAAAATGTAGATGACTATCTACTCAAACCTTTAGGTGAAACTTTGTTTCATTGGAATATGCAGTTTAATAAAGATGTACCTGAGATACAAGGTGATTTAAATATTAAAGCACAAGGTACAACTTCACTCATGACAAAAGAAGTTAGGTCACAAAGATTGATGACATTTATGCAAGTGGCATCTAATCAGTTCTTAGCACCTTTTGTTAAATGGCACAGTATTATAAAAGAGATTGCTAAGTCTATGGATGTAGACCCCGAACAAGTAGTTAACGACCCTGAGAAGGCAGCAATCTTTATGAAGATGATGGGAGACATGAATGGAAATCAACAAACTCAAAGCGTTAACCAACAACAGGGCGGTATGGCAAATACTGGAGGAGTACCTGCAGGAGCAAATAACCAAGACACACAAGGGTCTGGAGGTGGCAACATCGGAGTTGGAACTCCACAGACTCCAGGGCAAGGTGGCAATGTTGCACCAAATCCTCAACCTGAAGGACCAACTGAATAATAATGGCAAATAAACTATCAGACATATTATCACAAGAATCATCAGGGATTATGTTCCCTTTTCAAACCCGTGTTAAACCTGTTAAAACAGAGCAACAAGTTTATACACCTACCGAGGGTATTATGAATGTTAAAGGAACAGCATATGAAGGACCTGATGCTACTATTACTTATGGCTCAAAAGAACAAGGATACCCAAGACAATTAAAAGAAATTGAAAAAGGATTATTACCACAGTTTGACCAAGCACAGTTTCCTGATAAAGGAAAGGGTAGAATAGAAACAACAACACCTGCAGTGTTACCTATGACTACTACACCTTCTACACAAGAAGATGATAAACCTTTAATGGACCCATGTCCTCCAGGATTTAAATTAGACCCTATTAAAAAAATATGTGTTCCAATACAACAACCAAAGAGTGATACAAAAAAGATAGGACCAGATAATCCACCAAGAAATATTGGACCTATGGCAAACGCTGTTAGTCAAGTTGCGGATGCTATTAGAGAACAAGGGGGACTTTATAAGGATGGTCAATTTAAAGAAAAAGTAACTTTAACAATAGACAACTCTAGTATTTTATCCAATTTTGGATTGCTTGGTAAATTTATAGATGATGTATTTATTAAAGGACCTGCAGATAAAAAGTTTTTAGAATT